TTTCTGTTGGACGTGTTGATCAGCCAAACCCTATTCAGGGTTCTCCTTTGCAGGGCGATAGATTATTCTTTGCAGATCTTTCTGTTGCTTTTCTTGTAGATGAAAATATGGAGAACTACAGAGAAATCTTTACATGGATGAGCAGAATAACAAATCAAAGTTATAAGCTTCCGGGTAACTACCATTACTCTACTATTAGAGACGCTAAACCTGCTTCTGATGAAGGTTTATTTTCAGATATTTCAATTAATATATTGACTTCAGCTAAAAATCCTAATATAAGATTAAAGTTTACTGATGCTTTTCCTATTCAGTTATCGGATCTACTTTTTGATTCTCAATCAGATCCATCTCAGTTTGCAAAAGCACAAGTGGTATTCACATACAGAGATTATGATTTTGAAATAGTTGGTGGTTGATGAACATAAAAGATATCTATGAGAGTTGGGAACAAGATTCCAAATTCGAAAGAGATCTTCTTATAGAAGAAACTTTAAAGATTCCAAGATTACATTCCAAGTATCTTAGAATTCTTTCTGAAGAAAGACTCAAACTCAAAAAATATGAGTCTGACTACAAAAAGCTTTTCCGTCTCAAGCATGAATATTACAGAGGAGATCTTGATAAAGATATCCTCAAGAAAATGGGCTGGGAACAAAACCCACTCAAGATTCTACGCCAAGACTTGGACATGTATATTCAACAGGATGATGACATTATTGAATTGTCAACAAGAGTCTCACTACAGAAAGAAAAAATTTCTCTAATTGAATCTGTGATGCAGCAGATCAACAACAGAGGATATCAAATTAAATCAATCATTGATTGGGAAAGATTTAAAGAAGGCTTGAATTGATAGAAATCAAAAAAGTTAATGAAGTTTATATAAAGGTTGATTGTCCAGAAGACGTTGCATACGAACTTAGTGATCTATTCACTTTTGAAGTTCCGGGTGCAAGATTTAGTCCTGCATACAAAAAGAAGTTGTGGGATGGTAGAATACGGTTATTTAATCTTAGAAAAAGAACACTGTATGCAGGTCTGTTAAATCATATCAAAGAATTTTTTGATCAGAAAGACTACGAATACAATGTAGAATTCCCTACAGACCCTTTATCAATAAAAGACTTTCAGTCTTTTGTCAGGGACATTGGAGTCCCTGACTCTATCAAGCCTAGAGATTATCAGATTGAAGCTATTAAACATGCTACTTCTAATTCTAGAGCGCTTTTATTATCACCTACAGCTTCTGGTAAATCTTTAATCATTTATCTGCTTACAAGATTATATGAAGAAAAGACTCTGATTATTGTTCCTACAACATCTCTTGTTTATCAGATGAGAGATGATTTTGTTTCTTACGGATATGATATTGATAACATTCACTGCATCATGTCTGGTCAGGAAAAGGTTTCAGATAAGCCTGTTGTTATCTCTACGTGGCAATCTATCCATAAGGAATCTAATAAGTTTTATTTTCCCTACAAGGTCATTATAGGGGATGAAGCTCACCTGTTCAAGGCTAAATCGTTAACTTCTATTATGGAGAAGACGACAGGGATTCCTTACAGGTTTGGGTTTACCGGAACACTTGACGGTTCCTACACTAACAAGCTTGTTTTAGAGGGTCTTTTTGGTTCCGTTAAGAAGGTTACGACTACTAAAGAGTTGATGGACTCAAACCACTTGGCCGATATGAAGATCAAGTGTGTCTCCCTAAAGCACTCTGACGAAGTTAGAAAACTTATGAAGGGTGCGACTTATCAACAGGAAATTGACTACCTTTGTACCAACGAGAAGAGAAATAAGTTTATAAGAAATTTGGCTTTGTCAAGCAAAGGGAACACGCTGGTTCTTTTTCAGATGGTAGACAAGCAAGGTAAGTTGCTGTTCGACCTTTTGAAGGACAGAGGCAGAGACGTTTTCTACGTAGATGGGAAGACCAAAGCAGAGGACAGAGAGTATGTTAGAAAATATGCAGAGGAGAATGAGAATGTAATTATTGTGGCGTCATATGGCGTATTCAGTACTGGAGTGAATATCAAAAACTTACATAATGTTGTTTTTGCGTCTCCGTCAAAATCCAGAATCAGAAATCTTCAGTCGATAGGAAGGGGTCTCAGAAAATCTTCTATTAAGAGCAAAGCTGTTATCTACGATGTCTCTGATGACATCAAATATAAGAAAAAAGAGAACTATACATACCTTCATTTCAAGGCACGTCTAAAAATATATACTGAGGAGAAGTTTAATTTCAAAGTTTATGAGTTTGATATATGAAAAAGAAAAAGCCAGTAAATTACATTGACAACAAGACGTTTTACGTCAGGTTAGTGGAGTATCAAAAAGAATGTTATGATGCAGATAAAGAAGGTGTTGAAAGGCCAATCATTCCAAATGACATTGCTATCTGTCTTCAGACCATTGCTACACGACTAGCAACGAAGCCAAACTACTCTGGCTACATTTTTAAAGATGACATGATTGGTGATGGTATCGAGAATGCATTTGAAGCTGTGATGAAGTTTGATCCTGCTAAGGGGAGCAACCCTTTTGCATATTTCACACAGATCATCTGGAATGCGTTCATCAGAAAGATCGAGAAAGAGAAAAAGCTTCTCCTGATCAAGAAAAAGTATTACGATTACAAATACGTAAATCAGGAGCTTGTGGACTACTCACTTTCTGACAAGGCCACGCTTCCGTATGCAGATACGTATATACAAAATGATTACATGGACGAGCTAGAGAAGAAGCACGACGAAAAGAATGGCTAAGATTGTTTTGATTGCCGACACACATTACGGTGTCAGAAATGATAATGTTAACTACTACAACTATTTTGCAAAATTTTTCGACAAGGTGTTTTTTCCGTACCTTAAGAAAAACAAAATAGACAAAGTTGTACATCTAGGAGACGTTGTTGATCGTAGAAAGTATATCAATTTTTTAACAGCACATAATCTGAGAAAGACTTTTCTCCAGCCTCTAGAAGATATGGGTATGGAGATGGACATTATTGTGGGTAATCATGATACATTTTATAAGAACACGAACCAGATTAATGCCATTGATGAAGTCGTTAGACGTTACAAGAACATCAACTTCTACAAAGATCCTGAAGAAGTAGATCTTTTTGGTGTCCAGACTCTGTATCTTCCGTGGATTTGTAAAGACAATCACAAACAAAGCATGGACATGATAAAGCTGTCTGAGTCTCGTTTGTGTATTGGGCATCTTGAGATTGAAGGATTTACGATGCATCCGGGTCAACTCAGCAAAGAAGGTCTGAGTTCTTCTATCTTCAAAAAGTTCGAAAAGACTTTATCGGGTCATTTTCATCATAGATCGGACAGTAACGGAATTTATTATCTAGGTTGCCCGTACCAGATGAACTGGTCCGATTATAGTTACGTCAAAGGATTTCATGTTCTGGACACAGAGACACTGGAACTGACCTTTGTGGAGAATCCATACGACATCTACACGAAGTACATTGTAGAAGGTTCTGGAAAGTACAAGAAAAAGCCTCTTAAAGAAGAAGATGTAAAAGACCACTACATCCGTGTTGTTGTTAAGGAGAAGGTTGACGTTGAAGAATTTGATGACTTTATCGGTGAGATAGAGTCTTTCTCCCCTCTTGAGGTTAAGATTGTTGATGAGACGATGATCTACCAAGAGAGAAGTTCAGATGTAGATCTAGACAATATTGAAAATACCAGAGAAATTATGGACAGGTATGTTGACATGATTGAAACTGACGTGGATCTTGATAAACTCAAAAAGAAGATCCACGACATCTACTACAAGGCAATGAATGCAGAATAATGTACATTAAGTTTGAGAAAATTCGTTGGATGAATTTCCTGTCAACAGGAAACGTTTTTACAGAAGTAGATCTTGCAGAACATAAGACCAGACTAATCATTGGTGACAATGGGTCTGGTAAATCTACTATCTTAGATGCTCTGACATTTTGTTTGTACAACAAGCCATTCAGAAAAATTAACAAGCCTCAACTCATCAATTCTATCAACAAGAAAAATTGTCTTGTCGAGCTAGAATTAGAGACTGGTGGAAATAAATATAAGATAACAAGAGGCATAAAGCCCAATGTGTTCGAAATTCACAAGAATGGTGAACTGTTAAGCCAAGATGCAGCAAACAAAGATTACCAAGAGGTTCTTGAAAAGAATATTCTCAAACTAAACTACAAGTCTTTCTGTCAGGTGGTGATCGTGGGATCAGCATCCTTTGTTCCTTTCATGCAACTGAACACAGCCTCCCGTAGGGAAGTGATTGAAGACATTTTGGACATTAAGATTTTTTCATCTATGAGCAGTTTGGTCAAAGATGAGATATCTTCTCTGAAGACTAAACTTTCCCAAAACTCTGACAAAAGAAGTCTGAAGGAGGAAAGTATCAGGATGTTTAAAGAGACTCAGAAGAAACTTAATCGTAACACTGAGGAACTTATAACCAATTACAACAAAAAAATAGATGAAACAAAAGCAAAAATCGAAGATGCTCAGAAAGAGGTTGATGTTCTTATCGAGCATGTGTCTGACTTCGATGGAATTAAAAAGCAGAACAGAGATCTCACACAAAAGCTGAATGAGATTCAAAAGTTTGAATACGGAATCAAACAAAAATTAGGTGAGATTAAAAGAGACATAGATTTCTATGACAACAATGAGCAGTGTCCGACTTGTAATCAGGACATCGAAGATAGTTTCAGACAGAACGTAAAGAATTCAAAATCCAAAAAGATAACTGAGTATGAGGAAGGTCTGAAGGCTCTTTCGGATAAGAGTCAGAAGATCAATTCTAGGATTGAGCAAATCTCGAAAATTCTTGAACAGAAGACGCAGAAGAATATTGAGTTGTCTGAAAAGAACAATGAGATAAAAATGAACAATAATTATATTTCTGATATTGTTCGTGAAATTGATAAGCTCAACGAAGAACGTAAACAAGATCAGGATGATAGTGAACTTGTTAAGCTTCAGGATGAATTCAAAGAACTAAAAAAAGAATATCTTGTCTTAAAGGAAGAGGCCAGCATTCTTGAGGTTGCTGTGTCGTTGTTGAAGGATGGTGGGATCAAGGCTAAGATCGTAAAACAATATGTTCCCATTATGAATTCTCTTATCAACAAGTATCTACAAGCTATGGACTTCTTCGTCAGTTTTGAGCTTGATGAAAGCTTCTCAGAGAAGATTCTATCGAGACATAGAGATGCCTTTAGTTATGATTCTTTCTCTGAGGGTGAGAAGTTTAGAATTGATCTTGCTCTTCTGTTTACGTGGAGAAAGATTGCTAAACTCAAGAATAGTGTTTCCACAAATATTTTGATTATGGATGAAGTCTTTGACTCCTCACTCGATTCGGGGGGAACAGATGACTTCATGAAACTGATCAATGAAACAGATGACATGTCTAACATCGTCATCATCAGTCACAAAGGTGATCAACTACACGATTCCTTTGATAATGTTATAAAGTTCGAAAAAGTGAAAGGTTTTAGTAAGGTGGCATGATGGATGAAAGAGAACTTGTAGATTCTAAGGACGATATCCTAACAACAAAGTTAGATCCTTTTGATTTTAACAATCCTATTGAAGATCCTAAACAATTGGCTACCGATATGATTGGTACGATAAGAAAACACAAGGTATTGGCTTTGTCTGCAAACGAAATTGGTTTGAATGCAAGAGTCATTGTCTTGGACACAGACCCAATCTTTGCAATGTTTAATCCTGTTGTTACGACTACGTTTGGCGAAGATATCTATTTGGAAGAAACGGACATCACTAGATGTGATATCGTCTGTAAGGTCAAAAGACCTTCTGGTGTTCGTGTTAGGTTCCAAGACATCAATGGTGAGTTTAACGTAGAAAAATTTGTAGGTCTGACTGCAAGAAATCTCCTTCACCATATTGACAACATCAATGGTCAGGTGTTTTACAACAAGGCCACGTCTTACCACAGACAGCAAGCTCTTAAAAACAGAAAGAAGATATCGGGTCGAAAATGACTGACTTCAAATACAGAGAAAATGAAATCTTGTTCGAGGTTGAGGAGTACATCGAATCAACCTATAGCCAGCACTACAAAAGCAAGAAAACGGACATGCAAGCCGTAGATGTTTGGGAGGCTTTAGGGACACTCGAATGGACAGCCAGAGACAATGCCTTAAAATATTTGCTTAGATACGGAAAAAAAGATGGTAAAAATAAAAAAGACCTGTTAAAAGCAATACATTACATTATATTAATGATGTACACACTTGAAGAGGAAAAGTAAAAAATGCTTCTACATCCTGAATCACAATTTACTTCTACTAAAATTACTGAAGTAGAGAAAGGCGATGTTCAACCGAATGCTGTTGATATTCGTTTAGAAGAAGTGGAGAAAATTGAACCGTCTGATTTCGTCTTAGATGAAATCGACAAGAAACACAGAATTACGTCTAAGCTTCCCGTACAGGCTGATGGCTTCTACGTGCTAGAGCCGGGATCTTACAAGATCATCATGAAGAACAAAGTTGAAATCGGAGAGTCTGAAGCAGGTGTTGTTATCAGCAGATCTTCTTTGATTAGAAATGGTGTTTATCTTTGTTCTGGTCTTTATGATACCGGGTATAAAGGTTCTATGGTTGCTCTTATGGTTGTGACTACAGGAACAGCAAAGATTAAAAAGGGTGCTAGAGTTGGTCAGTACCTTATTCTCGAATCAGAAAGCAATGGTACGTACCAAGGCAATTATGGTGAAAAATCTGTTTAACTTAAAACGAGGTAGATAATGAAAACTGAAATTTCTATTGAGGAATTACAGAAAAGGAAATTGTTTGTAGCAACACCCATGTATGGTGGTCAGTGCCACGGTATGTTTGCTAGATCGACAGCAGACTTAGCTGCTGTTTGTGCAAAATATAATATCGAGATTCGATTTTATTACCTTTTCAATGAGTCTCTGATTACAAGAGCTAGAAACTATTGTGTTGATGAATTTGTGAGGTCTGGTTTTACACACCTTATGTTTATTGACTCTGACATTGGATTTGATCCTAAAGACGTGCTTGCACTTATGGCTTTACAAGATGAAGAATCTGAGTATGACATTATTGCTGGTCCATATCCAAAAAAGAACATCTCATGGGAAAAGATCAAGCTTGCTGTTGATCAAGGTGTTGCTGACGATAATCCAAATACACTTGAACAGTTTGTCGGTGATTACGTCTTCAATCCAGTTGCGGGTCAAAGGGCTGTTCCGGTCAATGAGCCTGTTGAGGTTGGTGAAGCTGGTACTGGCTTTATGATGATTCGTCGGGAAACCTTTGAGAAGTACGATGAGGTTTATCCGGAGTACAAGTACAAGCCTGATCACGTTAGAACAGCACACTTCGATGGTTCTAGAGAGATTATGGCTTACTTTGATTGTATCATTGATCCAGAATCAAAGAGATATTTATCAGAAGATTATATGTTCTGTTACAATGTACGTAAAGCCGGAATGAAGGTCTGGTTGTGTCCTTGGATGGAACTTAAACATTGCGGATCATATATCTTTGGTGGTAGTCTTGGTGCATTGGCGCAGATCGGCGCTGTTGCCACTGCAGATATGAACCAGCTTAAGAAGATGAAAAAGTGATGAATATATCTAAAGAAACGATTGATTTGTTGAAGAACTTTTCGACTATCAATCCTTCTGTATACGTGGAGTCTGGATCTTTGATCCAGACTACCTCACCTTACGGAAATGTATTTGCATTTGCAGACGTAGATGAGTTTTTTGACACGCCTTTTGGTATTTATGAATTGTCTAGATTCCTCAATATCATTTCCATGATGCCTGATCCTGAATTTGATTTTAGTGAAAAGTCGGTTGAGATTAGTTCGGGCAAGCATAGTGTGAAGTATCAATATGCTGACAAAAGTATGATCATCCATCAAAAAGTTGATCCGGCTAACGTTACTTCATTTTCTGGATCCTTAAACTTTACAATGACTAAAAATGATGTGGTAGTTTTACGTAAAGCTGCTGCTCTTTTGGACATGCCTGAAGCACAGTTTGAGTGTACTGAGGGTAAGGTCATTGTCAGAGCTATTGATCTAGACAATGGAACGATTGATGACTGGACAACAGTTATCACTACGACAGATCAAGAAGACAGCGGACCAATTACATTTTCGTTTGACAGCTTAAAGCTTATGGACGGGGACTACGATGTATGCTTAGATCCTAATTCTTCCTTTGGCGTCTTTAAAGGGAAGCAAACTCCTGTGACTTATGCTGTCAGTGTACGAGGTGACGTGTGATTGTTGATGATTGTATTTGGGCTGAAAAATATCGTCCCAAAAGAGTACAAGATGCCGTTTTACCAGAGAGTATCAAAGAGAAGCTGCAAAGGTTTGTAGACAAAGGGAATCTACCAAACCTGATATTTTCTGGTTCTTCTGGCGTTGGTAAAACTACGGTTGCCAAGGCCATGTTGGATGAGTTGGGTTGTGATTACATTGTGATCAATGGTTCATTAGACGGAAACATTGACACTTTGAGAGTAAAGATTAAGCAGTTTGCTTCTGCAGTTTCGATGACAGGCGGTAGGAAGTATGTCATACTTGATGAAGCTGATTACCTTAATCCAAACTCGACACAACCTGCTCTCCGAAACTTTATGGAAGAGTTTTCGAAGAATTGTGGGTTCATTCTGACCTGCAACTACGTCAACAAAATCCTACAGCCTTTGAGGTCAAGATGCTCTCACGTAGAGTTTAAAATCTCAAAGGAAGAAAAGCCGCAGATTGCAAGTCAGTTCTTTAAAGGTCTTAAGAGTATTCTTGAGGTTGAAGGTGTAGAGTACGAAAAGAAGACTCTGGTTTTGCTTCTGGATAAACATTTTCCAGATTTTAGGAAGATCTTGAATGAAGTTCAGTATTACTCATCGACGGGAGAGCTTAGTACAGATGTCGTTAGTTCTTTTGATGAGGCATACAGTCAACTGTTCAAATATCTAAAAGACAAGAACTTCACAGAAGTTCGTAAGTGGGTCTCGAACAACAACGACATTCATCCCGATACTCTGTTCTCAAACATCTATACAA